GTTTCCGTCCTGGTCTGGAGAGTCCAGCCGTCAGCCGTCGAAGCGGTCTCGCGCCATTTCTTCCCGTCCTTCGTGCGCACGCGGTCGCCGTTCACGTCGAGGACGATCTTCACGCCGTCGGCGTCGACCTGCGCGACCTGGTTCGGACGCATCGAAGGCTTGCGAATCGCGTCGTACTCGCAGCCGTCGGCGTCCCAGCCAATGGACTGCGCGCCCATGTAGTAGCCGGAAACCTGCCCGTCCATCGCGAGCTTCGCCCAATAGCGCGAATCCGGCGAGACATCTTCCGACGTGGTCTTGTGCTCGACAATGAACACGCGGCCGGCCTTCCGGACGATCGCGTCGAGCTTGCCGGCGAGCTTGAACGTCCTCGAAGTCCCGCGCGTCGCTGGATTGACGAGAGGGATCGCGTAGAACTGTTCCACGGCGACGACTTCCATCTCTTCGGCCCCGTACCGCGCGGAATAGGCCTCGAGGAGTTCCTGCGCGACCGTGACGACGTAGGGGTCGAGGTCCTTCCCGTTTGCATCGATCGCGGCGCGCGCTTCACGGTTCGCGACCTCGATCCCTTGCCAGTGGTTCAGATACCACGCCTCGAGGCCTTTGTGGACCAGGTCGCCGAACGCAAGCGCGAGCGCTTCGGACGCAGGGCGGATCCCCTGTTCGTACTCGAAGAGGTGCTTCCGGTGGCACGTTCCGAAACAGTTCCGGCGCGAGTTGGTCAGCAGCTGCATTTCGCGGCCTCCATTTTAGAAAGTTGACGGGGCCAGGCGATCACGTCGTCGGCCGTGAGCGTTCCGCCGGAAAGCGCGACGATCCGCGCGATCCGATCGGGCCGAGGCGTCGAACGCCCCTTTTCCCAATACATCGCGACCTTGTAGGTCACCCCCAGCTGGCGCGCGACATTCGCGCGGCCTACTTGCTTGATCCAGTCCCCGAAGGACTGGCGCTTCTTTGCCATGGTCGATTCCTTTGGTTTGCGCCGTTTCGTGCCGGCGTTGTTATTCAAAGTAATGCGACCGCGTCGATTCGTGGGACTTTTGGGAAAATTTTTTCAGGGCGCGAGGATGCACGCCGTCGCTGTCGCGGCTGCGCACGTTCCGCAGCCGGCCGCAAACCCGGCCCCGAAGGCGCCCCATCGATTCGACCGTGGGGGCGCGGCCTCGAGGGCCACACGCAGGAAGTCCCGGTCCTGGTTGCATTCAGCAAGGGCGCCGCGGGTCGAATCGAGCTCAACGGTCCGCGCTGAATCCGAGACCGTGCACGCGAGCAGGTCGGCGCCGTCGACGCAAACCATCGGCCCCTTGGAGGTATCGGGCTGGATCAGGGTATCCACGCGCCAGGGAAGCGGCCTCGAGCGGATGCGCGCGACCGTAGCGCGGAACGCTTCAGCCATCGCCAGGGAGTCCCCACGAAGGCGCCGGACGGAGTCGGCGAACGCCTGCAGGCGCAGGCCGGCGACCGCTTCGCGGACGCGCAGGGATTCCCGAACCGCGCCCATTTCCTGCGCGTTCCGCGCGGCGCTGCGGTCCTGGACGGCCTGGTAGTTCTGGCGTGCCCATAGCTCGAGCAGGCCGGCCGCGACGATCACGACGACGAGCACGGAGACGACGGCCGAGCGACCCCGCTCCGCGGCCATCAGGGCGCCCCCCTGGACGCCCTGGCGCGCCAGGCCGGGTCGTTCACGGCGAACCAGACGCGGACCAGGCCGAGGGCGACCACGGCGCCCCAATGGGCCCAGGATGGAAGGAAGGGGAACTGGTCCGCGAACCACGCGGCGAGGTCCCGGGGCGCCAGCTGCGGGAGCGCGGCAAGGACGACCATCAGGAACGCGACTATCTTCGCGCGCCAGGTCTTCCAAAGCGCAGCGCTCGCGAACGACCTCGCGCGCTTCACGGCGTCCCCCTATCGATTTCGATCCAGACCTCGCGCCCGGCGTCCAGGTGCGCGCGGACAACGGGCTCGAGCTTCGCCAGGGCGCGGCGCGAATCGAGCACGTCGACGCCGTTCGGGTCGCGAGTCAATCCAGGAAGGAGACACCCTTCCGTGTCACCCTTCCGGTTCCCGGCGTGGATTCGGATCCCGCCATAGCCGGGAACGTCGAGAAGCTGCAGCGTTTCACGCCTGAACCGATTCGAGGGCGTCCAGGCCAGGCGATAGCGTCCGGAAGGAATCGCCGTGTCGCCGGCGATCTTCCAGGACTTCACCCAGGCGACCAGCTTTTCCCAGAGAGACGGCCGGCCGGCCGCGGGTTCGCGGACGGGGTCCTCGACAGTGAAGACGGTCAAGCCGTCGCCGAAACTGAGGACGCCAGGCGTCCCCCGCTTCGTCGACTTCCCCCGCTCGAGTTTCAGGACGATTTCTGTCGGTTCCATTTCATGCCCTTTCTATCGTCGATCTTGTCGTAGATCCTGCGGACTTCGTCGCGGAATTCGATTCGCTGCGCCTCGAAACCCTTGTCGATCGTTGTCCCGAGGTTCTGGACGCCGAGCAATACTTCGCCCACGCGCCGTTCCAGTTCGTCGACGCGCAGCTGGACGGGGCGGACCGCGATGTCCGCTTTGTGCGCTGCGACGCTTCCGATTTCCGCGACGATCAGGTTGTGCGCTTGCGTGTTCGCGCGCTCGAGGTCGTCGACGTGTCGAGACGTCGCGAATCGGAGAGAAATCGAATCCTCTTCGGAAATTTCCTTTGCGACCTTTGGACGCAACAAGCGCCAGACCGTCCCCAGCGTTGCCAGGTTTGAAACGAGGAGCGCGATCCATTGCTCGATCGTGAACAGGTTCACGCGTCGCGCTCCACAAGCGTTTCGCGGAGGAAGAAAAACCGAACGTCGTTCGGGTTCTCCGCTTGTACGGCTGCGATTTTTTCAGAATGCGCCCGAACGCCTTCGTCGGTATACGGGCTCTCCAGGAACACGTCCGGATCAATGACAGATTCTGTTCTAACAAATGTTGCCATGTGTCACCCCGAAATCATGAGCCAAGGACGGTACCCGGTATTCGTCGCGCTCCCGATCGTGTTCGGCATTTCCGAATTCGATCCGCTTGTCCGTTGCATCAACGGCGAAGCGGTGCTCGTCGATCGTCCAGAAAGTACAGGCGTATGGAAGTTCTGCGTCGTGTCGTCGGTCCAGTAGGCCATGTAATACACCATGCCGCCGGTCAACGTGACGCCGGAAATTGCAACATCTGAAGGCCCAAGCGTGAGCGCGACCTCCTTCATTCCATTGGAAACGGAATATCGGGCGGACTTCGCGACCAAATTCCCGCTTGCGGCGTAGAGCCCAAGGCGAAAATAGGTCCCGCCTGTTTGGGTAATCATCGTGCGCATTTTCGTAACTGTGACAGTTCCCGCAGGGACGAACGCGAACGCGCGGGTGGTGGCGTTGATGTTCGTCCCGAGATTTCCATCGGATCCGATCGCTCCGGTCGTCTCTGAAACGGAATAGCTGAAAAGCTCCTGCCCAAACGGCGCCGTGACTCCGAGAGAAACCGGATCCCATAGGCCGGTCGCCGAATTCCAGCGGAGAATGCTCGCGTCGCCGATACTTGCGCTCGACGGACACGCTCGCGGCCGTGTTGCATTGCTCATACTGCCGCGTTCCGCTCGTACCGTTCAGCGTCCCGCCTTGAATGTTGACATTCTTGATATAGACCGATCCGCCGGCCGCAAACGACGCGGCGCCCGTGACGTCGACCTTCTGGTTCCTCCATCGCATCGTGAACCCGTTCGGGTTGATCGCGATTCCCCCGAGGAACACGGCCTCGCCATAGATCCGCTTCGTAGCTCCAACGACGAGCGATGTCGTCGCGCTTCCAAGCGTGTATTCGCCTCCGGACGGAATCCGGATGTAGATGCTTTGGACCGTCGCCGACGTGAGCGCCGCAACCAGTTCCGCTTCTGAGCTACAGACGGCGTCGTATTCGGTCGCCCCGGTCGCTGGCGTTCCGTTGACCCATTTCGTCCCGTCGTGCTTCAGTACCTGCCCGGCCGTCGGCGAAGAGACCTCGACGTCGGACAGTTCCGAGAGGGAAAGGGATCCGGTTCTGTTCACGATGCGGCCGCGGTGGTCGGTCCCCAGGATTGGGACGTTCGTGAGCTCGCGCAGGATCAGGGGCCCGGAAACGACCGCGCCCTTTTCGATGCTCAAGCGCCGGTGGACCGGAATCATCGAGACGATGAGCTGGTAAATCGGCGTTCCGGAATTCGGGACCGCATTTGTCGCGAACCATCGTAGACCGTCGTTGTTCGCGTCGTAGAACGGGGTCGCTTCATCCTTCGAGGAATACCAATAAATCCCATCGTCGGAATAGATGAAGCCAATCCCGCCAGAAACATAGTGGAAATTGATAGACAACCATTGTCCATACATCGAGAACATCGAACCCCATTGTGCCGAGAAATCCGTCGGAAAATGGGAAACGAGAACGTCGTCGAGATAGAAGCTCAAAACCTTCGAAAATGTTCCGGGGTTTCCGTAGTTTTCACTTTTCCAAATCACGCCGGAATCACGTTCGACGACCTGGACAGTCGTTTCGCCATCGAACCCGAGACCGCCGACGTTATGGTCGGCCGTCAGCACGACCTGGAACGTCGCGAGGTCCGTCGTATATCCAACGCGGGTATCATCGCCAGCGATGAAAATTCCCCCCGTTGTATCTACTTGCATGATGTCGATTGCAGAATATGGCCCAAGCAAAGGCCCATAAGTAACAGAATTGAGCGCGGCCGTTTTGAAGGTTCCGTCGGCGTTATAGTTTTCCGGCTTGTGCTCGATGAAGACAACCGTCTGAGCAAGGTCGCCGGATCCCATAACCCAGCAAAAACAATTATGCGCCCCGGCGACGTAGACGAATTGGATACAGGACCAGCCGTAATAGGTACGACCGCCCGGGTATGCGGAATAGACTGAGTCGTCTTCGGTGGTGATTTTCCAGCGGGTCGCGTCGTTGTTCGAAGTCCAATAGAGTTTCCCGTTGTTTCCCTGCGCGATCCAGGTATCGACCTCGACGCCAGCGACGTACCGACGGCCGAAGGAAATACCACGACCGCCGGCGTAGTTCCCCGCGGGGAAGGGACCGCGATCGAAGTCGAACCCGGCGTCCTTGACGCGATTCAGCCTGGTTCCGAGTCCGGTCAGCTGGTAAACGATGTTGTCCAGCTGCGAACCGTCTTCGGTCGGCGAAAACTGCGTGTCCGTCGTGTCGGCGAGCTTCTGTTCCAGGAACCCGGGAGCCGTGTCGTCGGCGTTGACCTTCGTCTTGTACGTGTCGCCGGCTCCCTCCTGGACGACAGCCTGGATTCCGGAATGGTCAGGAAGAACTTCCCAATGTACGGTGTCAGAATCTGTCAGCTTCTCGGAGAGGTATCCCGCGACCGGGTCGTCGGCGTCCACCTTGACCTTCGAGCCTTCGACCTGGATCCAGGAATAGGTGTCGGTGTCTTCGTCGTAGTACAGGAAACCGGAATTCGTCGGCGTCGGAAAGATGGAACCACCATTCGCGCCCCAAATCGGATCTTCCGGGGGGCGCAGCTGGACGTCGCTCTGGTCGAACAGGACGAAGCGGTAGGCGCCCCCCTCGAGGAAGAACTGAGGGAAACGGCCTTCCGCGTCCGCGACCAGGGGCTGCGGACACTCCGACGTGAGAGCGGCGTCGTAGTAGATCGCCTTCGGGAGCTCCGTCCCGGCGACGCGGTGGTAGAGCTTCGCGCCAGGCGCGGGAAGTCCTTCGTGGTCGAGGGCCCGAAGGAACAGAAGAGGCGGATTGAATCCGGTCGGCATTTCGTTTCCCCTTAGATTTGAGCCCAGAGGCCATCGGCAAAAACAAAAATAGACGCGCAGTGCGCGGTGGTCTGGACGGGAATCCGGAGTTGCTGCGACACGCCGGGGTCCGGTCCTCCGTTCGCCCAATGACACGACACGCCGGCGTTCGCGATGTAGACCCAATCCCCCGTGACTCCGTTCTGCTGCATTCCCTTGACGATGATCCGAACGCGTGGCGAATCCGGGCCCATGTCGTCGATCGTCGGGAGGTTGACGGCGATCGGCCCTGTCCCGAGGAAGATCGTCAAGGCCGGGTCGTCTGCGTCGATCGTGTACGACGCCCCCGCCGTGACGATCGTCCCTTCGCCGAAGGAGAAATTTTCAAGCAGGACAGAACGCGAGGAATTCGCCCCGAGTTGGATCGACTTGTCGGTCGCCCTGCAGACGAGCGGGGGAACGGCGCCACTCGACGGAGGCGTGAGGTAGTTCAGGTAGGCGACTTTGTCGATCGAGATTTGCGACGAGACTCCGGAGGAACCGACGCCGAACGAACAGGAGACATAACTCGCCGAAGACGCCTCGATGATCGTCTTCGAGTACAGGGAACAGGACTCGAACGACCGAACCGCGAAGTCCAGAATCCGCAGCGTCGCGGCACTGAACAGGACGCAGTTGTCGAGCAGGATTCCGGACGTCGCCAGGTTGCCGGAGAACTTGCCGGTCGCGTCGTCGAATGCGATTCCGATCCCGCCGGCGGCAAGGATACCGTTCGCGGGAACCGTGAGGCGAGTCGATGCGCCGGAAAAGATCACGCACGGCGCCGGCATCGCGGCGACGCTTGCGGGGTGGTAGCCGGTGGCGTTGACCAGGTCGCCCGAGAGCTCGAGCGTCGCGCCGGTCGTGACGGCTTCTGTCACCTTGTACTTCCCGGACAGGTGCACACGGCCGTGGTTCACGCCGGCCTTCCAGGGCGCGCTGTCGTCCGTGGTCCCGTCGCCGACCGCACCGAACCATTCGAGGACGGAAATCCGGTTCCCGAGATTGATCGTCCCGACATAGTCGGAATCGCCGTAAACGAGCCAGGCCGCGGTTCCCGAATAGATGAAGACGGGAATCGCGACGTTGATCGCAGCGACGACGTTCAATCGTCCGCCGACGACGTCGACGGCGACGGTCGCGGGGAACGTGAAGCTGGTCCCGACATTGATCGTCGCGTCAATGATCGCCGTCAAGAACACGCCGGTAGCTGCGCAGCCGGCGAGCTTCGCGATCTTGTCGTCGCCGACGGCGCCGCCCATCCAGGACAGATAGGCCGCGTCGATCACGTTCGCCGAGAACTTCGGCGAAAGACCGATCCCGAAGGTCTCGCCCTTCGCTTCCAGGCGCGACCCGCTGTTGAAGGTCATCACGACCGCGGCCCCGGTAGACGCCAAGAAGCGCCCCCCGCGGTGCACGTTCAGCGCTTGTCCGTCGAGGATCGTCGCGTTCTGCGTCAGGTAGACGTCGCCGGCGATCGCGATCGGCGTCTTCCATCGGAGCGACGCCGTAAGGCATTTTCCGAAGAACACGGTCTGGTCAACGGTCGCGCCATAGGCCAGGCCGAACCATTCCGGGCGGATCTCCGCATCGAAGACGCGGACGAACCGGGTCGTCCCCGCGACGAGACAAATCCCGTCGTCGTCGTCGCCGGTCTCGAGCGGCCGGCGCTGGAACCATCCCTCGCCCCCGTCGCCTTCCGCCGATCGTCCGCAGGTATAGACCACGTCCCAAGGCTGCGAAAGTCCGCGGACGTCGTCGTAGGTCTTGCAGATGATCGCGGTCCCCTGCTCGATCGTCTCGGATCCACCACCGAAGGCGGAACCGAAGACGATCACGTCGACGGGGGGGCCGATCTGGACGTCGTCCGATCCGAAGAGTTTCAGCGTGTACGCGCCGGCGTCCAGATAGAACGCCCCCGTCGGCTGCGGTTGCCCGGCGCCGTCCAGCTGGACAGGATTCGACCCCGCGACCAGGCCGTCGGCGTCGAACCAAATCGCGGCCGTCGCTGGCGTGCTGGTCCCCTTCTGGTAGATCCAGAGATAGCCCCCGTCGAGGGGAAGGCCGGAAAAATCGAAGTAGCGCTGGGGCGCGAATGGCGCGTTCTGTTTCATCGGTGGGACCTCGAGGAATCGCGACGGACAGAGTCACGACGGACAGGGAAAAGCGCTTCCGGATCGAGGTCCGGGGGAAGGGCCCAAGCTGCGTGGCGACCAGCGAGGATCGGCGCGCGGACGGCGCCAGCGGTCGCCGGCGACTCGAGCCCCTTCCCTGCTGCGGAATACAGGCGCTCGAGCAGGTCGAGGCGCCGGATCGAGGCCGGGGTGTCCCTCGGAGGAAGTAGGCCGATCTTCGCGAGGATCCCCTGCTTGTACTTGTTCGCGTCGCGCGTGGCTGCGCGAGCGAAACCGAGCTCCGCGGCGAGGAACTTCCCGGCCGCGCGGTTCTTCGCCGCGATCGTGCCGGTCGGGTCGATCGCCTCGATCTGTTCGCGGATGCTGCGCGCGGCGCCTTCCATCGCGACCTCGCGCGCTTCGGAATGCGCGGGGTCGGTGAAGTCGATTCCCTTGTAGAGGTTGGACTTCACGGGGCGCGCTTCGGTCGGCTTCAAGAGCTCGCGAGCATTCAGCGGCAAGCCTTCCGGGTGGCGGACGTTGACGGTCTGGATCGTGCCGTCCGGGAGGACTCCAGTCACGACGCGGACGTATTCCGGCCGTTCCCCCTTCGGGGGGATCAGAATCCGCTCCATGAGCCAGCGGACGGCCTTCGCGCGTTCGCGCGGCGAAGCGGTTCCGGCCTCCATTTCCAGCGTGGCACGGCGCGCAGCGTTCACGGCGTCGCGCAGGGAAACGGCCTTTCCGGTCGCGTCTGCTGCAGCCATCGCGGGACCGATTTCGGCGATCCGGCGTTCCTTGCCGGCGAAGAAATTCGCGGCGACATCGGGAACAGTCTGCGCGCCCTTGAGAACTTCGGCGCGCAGCGCGGGGTCTTCGGCGAATTCCTTCCCGGCCTTCCAGACGGCCATCCGCTGCTGTCCGGGTAGAAACTTCATCATACGCAGGAACGCGGCCGGGGCGTCTGCCGCGGCCTTCTTGCCCTGCGCGGTCGCGAGTCGACCGACCGGCGCGAGCACGTGTTCAGGGATCACGGCGAGCGCCGCGTCCGTGACTAGCTCGCCAGCGGTCGGAATCGGCGACGTTGTCGGCGTGCGGTCGGTCGCCCTGTCGGCGATCCGCGCAGCCTCGAGCAGGCCGAACGCCTTCGCGGCCGGCCGGAGGGCCTGCACGGCGCCGCGGGTTGTTGCCTGCGCTGCAGGACCTCCTACCACGACGAGCGGGATCGTCATCGGATCGCGTGCGATCATCTCGACGAGCGCGTTTGCGCGTTCTGCCCAGGCGCCAGGCTCGAGCCAGCGACCGCCCTCGAGTTCCGTCCGCGGAAGCGGATCCGCCATTCCTTCGCGATCCGCCGAAGTGGCAAAGCGTCCAGGAAGGGACGCGATGTCCTTCGCCATTTGCCAGGGGAACGCGACCTGGTCTGGTTCCATGCGTGCCGCGGCCATCGTGCGCGGGAAGAGGGCGTCGATCGGGCGAACCTCTTCCGGGCGCTCGCGCGCCATCCTCGAGGCCTGAACCTCCGGGGTCCGATACTTGTCCATTTCCTGCACGACATCTTCCCAGGATCGGCCGGCCTTCGCGGCGCTCGAGGTCGGGAAGGATTCGCGCAGCGCGTTCTGTTCAGCAGGCTCAAGTCCAGAGAACCCCGCGCCTTCGACGGCCTTCCGCACGATCGAGGGGTCAAAGGCCGGAGAGGGCGCCACGGGCTTCTGTGCGGCCGGGCGATCCTCCACCGCATCGGAAGGGGGGATCCATTCCGCGGCGTCCGCGGGAGGCTTCCAGGACATCAGCGCGCCCCTTTCTTCGTGTAGGTCTTCCCGTCAGGTCCGACGACCTTGTCGCCTGGCTTTGCGTTCGCCCAGGCGCGGTCGAACTGTGCCGGGGTTACCCCGCGCGCGGCCGTTGCGGGAGGGTGTACGGGCTTCCTCGGTTCGCGGGGGCGCAGGTACTCGCCGACGCCGTTCCCATGCGCAGGGACGCCCACGGATCCCCCTGCGGCGCCCTGGTCCTGCGAAGGCGCGCCAGGCGCAGCGCTTCCGAACGAATCGAGCGACGCCGTCGCCATCGCGCGCGGCACCTTGCTCTGGTAGTTCTGGTAAATGCCGGCCATGCCCGGGGACGCGTCGACCATGTGCCGCGCCAGCTTTCGGACCTGCTCGATCGGGATGTCGTTCACGCGGCCGGCGAGGTACTGCAGGCCGGCGCCGGTGAGACCTCCGGACGCGTCGATCATCCCCGCGGCGAGCATCGTCGCCGCGTCCAGCTTCGGCGCGAGTAGTCCGATCATCATCTTCTGCGTTCCCTCGGTGCCGGAAAGGCCCTCGAGCTTTGCCATTCCTTCGAGCATCGGGACGATTTGCGACAAGGTCGCGCGCCCATCAATCGAGCCATCGGGGCCCCGTACAACCTCGAGAGAGTCCGCGCGCTTCGCCAGGTTCTTCTGCAGGCGGACGCGCTCGACGACTTCCGCGGCGACCTTCGGGTCGCCCATCTTCGAGGGGTCGAACGACGTTCCGAGTTCCCGGTTCAGCGCGGCGACCGCTTCGTTCGCGGCCATGATCGGACGCGACTTTTCAAGCAGTGACGATTCGGCGCCGGCGCGCGCGATCGTCGGCGCCTGGACGCCCTCGTAGGCGCCGAACATCGCCTTCCGTGCTTCGGCGATCGCCTTCGAGCTTTCGGCCCGGAACCGCGCCTGGTCCGCGGCCGCGCGGTTCCGTTCTTCCGCGAGCTTCGAGGGGTCGATGATCATTCCGCCCCCGGGCGTCGCGACCATCCCCCGCTGCGCGTTGAACGGTACAGGGCGCGCGATCCCCTGGAGGGCGTTCGCCTCGAAGGCTTGCAGCTGTTCCGCAGGCGTCGCGCCAGGGATCGAGGACCGCGCCAGGAAGCGCTCGGCGTAGGCGCGTTCCGTCGGGTTCATCGATTCAAAGGACAGGGACGGCGCCGGCGCTTCGGTGGCGACCTCTCCAGGCGCCCCAGCCTGGCTTGCCTGCGTCATCATGCCAGGGAACGTCGGGCGGATCGAGCGCGCGAATTCCGTCGCCACGCCCTGCAGGGGAACGGGCCCCCGTTCGTAGGTCGTGGTGTCAGGAGGAAGGAGCCCGACTTCGGGCGCGCGCGTGCCCTGGACGCTTCCAGAAACGACGATCGTCGGCTCCCCGTTGTCCTGCACGTCGGGAACCGGCGCGGAAGCGGACGGGTGCGTAGCCTGCGAACCATCGCGGAGGAACCCGCCGACGAGCGAACCGTGCGCCGCGGGGGCTGCAGCGCGAGGCGCCGCGGCCGGGGCGTTCCCTGGAATCTCATCGAATCCAGGCGCGGGAACTTCGCGGACTTCGGGAAGCGGCGCTTCCCCCTTGATCCCGCGGAAATTGCCACCGAGGGTTTCGATCATGTTCGCGGCCTGCGCCTGTTCCTGCGCATTCTTGAACGCCTCCGTCTGCTGCTTCCAGTAGGTCGAAGCGGCATCAGGACCAAGGCCTGCACGCTTCGCGGCCGCGTGGAACTTGATCTCGTCCGGGCGCCCCGTCTCGTCGAGGGACTGCGCCCACGCGTTGTTCAGGTCCCGCTTCTGCTGGAAAGCGTATCCACGTTCCCGAAGGTCCATCGCGCGCGTCGGGATTTCTGACAGATATTGTCCGATAGGCATTTTTTCCCCCGATCAGAAGAGGCTGGAGACGCCGGACGCGAGGCCGGAAAGTCCGCCGGCGAGAGCGTCGGCGCGCTGCTGTCCAATGTTCGCCGTCTGCGCGGCCTGCGCGAGGTAGTTCTGGTTGACGGCGTTCCCATAGCCGAGGCCGAGGTTCCCCGTCGTGCTCGCAGCGCTGAACCCCTGCCCCATCAGGTTACCGAGAGCGGCGAGCCGGTTCTGGTAGTTCTGCGTCTGGTTCTGGTAAATCTGCTGCTGCTGCCCGAAGTCCTGCGTGTTCTGCGCGAGGTAGTTCTGGAAAGCCTGTTGATAGGCCTGCTTGCTCATGTTCTGAGCGTTCGCTGTGAGGGCGCGACCGAGTCCGCCGCCGACATTTCCCGACGCGAGCGCACTTGCATTGATCGACGCGTTCCCCTGGTCGATCATGAACTGCGTCGCCGGGTCCTTCCATGCGTCGTAGCTGAAACCCTGCGACGTGGTCGGCTGCGCCGCGGTGTTCCCCTGCGCGATCAGGTTCTGGTATCCACCGAGCGCACTGGTTCCCGCTTCCATGTACGGAAGGAAGTCCTGGCGCTGCTGTGCGTTCCCCTGCTGGAGATAGTTCACGCCCTTGTTGGAAATTCGGTTCGACCTGTCGAGCGCGTTCGAAAGGATTTCGTTCGCGGCGAGGCCTCCGGCCATCGATCCGAGTCCAGCGACTGCGCTTCCTGCTCCGGTCATCTTCGCCCCCTCATTCTGTCATTGTTGCAAGGTAGACCCCGCGCGCCTGGATCGGATCGCCTGCAGGGAGTGTTGCGGTTTGCGTTCCGTTCGCCTGCGGGACCGCCTCGACACGTGTCCAGGTCGTACCGTCCCAAACGTCCAGCCAGGCCGGCCCCGCGGACATGTTCGGGAGCTCGAGCTCGATCCCCCCGGGGCCCTGGTAGGACAGGACGACGACGGCGCCAGTCTGGACGTATCGGGCGCCCTGCGCGGTCGTCCTTGCGAGCGTCGCTGCGCGTGCGAAGTCGCCCAGCTGCTGCAGGAACTTTCGCCAGGCGAGCGACCAGGAGAACCGGCCGGCCGTGGACGTCACGGGCGCGTCCGTGACTGGCATCGGCGCGACGACCCTCATCGGTCGACCCCCCTCATGTCAGCCAGGAGGCCCACGATCAGGAAGCGAACGGGAGACGTGCACGAAATCCGCCAGACGCGATTCCTCGAGCTTCCGAGGGTAGTCAAGCGCGAGCGCTTCGAGTAGAGGCCGCGGCGACCGATCGAAACAGACCGCTCTTGCGTCCAGGATTCGCCGGCGTCGTCGGAATAGGCGATTTCCGCGGTCGGGTCCTCGCCGACTCCCTGCGCGGTGTTCATCGCTAGGCCTTGACCCTGCGCGAAGATCGGCTGGACCGACAGGTAGCGAACGAAGCGGCCGGACTGGAATCCGATCGGCGTCGTCTTCACGCTGCGGATGTAGTTCACGCCGGTTCCCTGCGGGTCGTCGTTCTGGAAATAGAACTGGTCGGACGCGTGGACCGCGTTTGTCGAGTTGTCGCCGAAGATCAAGGATCCGAAGGCCTGCGTCGGGAACATCCCGCGCCAGCGGTGCGTCGAACCCTGTTCGCGGAAAAGAAACGTCCGTTCGTGCCAGGTGCCGGTGACGATGTCGAAGACGAACGTCCGGTCGCCGGTGGGGAAGTGCAGGAGATAGAACGCGTGGCCGTTCTCTGCGAAGGTGAACCCGATCGCGTCGTCGATTTTTGTCATCGTCGACAGCGCCTGTTCGATCCCGCGGACCGAAATCCGTCGCGGGGTGAAACCCTCGTTCGTGAAGACGCCGACGGTCCCCATCTTGTCGAACCCGATCCAGAAGACGCTGTTCGCGTACTTCGCCGGACTCGAGGGAGCGAGACATCCAATCTCGATGATCGCGGACTCGTAGCGCTTCCAGACGCCCCCGGCGTAGTCGCCCGAATCATAGTGGACTTCGATCGACGACGCGCCGAAAAGCCAGACCATGTTCTGAGAATCGGAAAGGGCGACGATGTCGTCCGGGCGCGCGATTTTCTTCGCCATGTTGAGGCCGTTCCAATGACCACCGCTTCCCGCGATCCCTCCGGAGGTCATCAGGGAGTACCCCGCGTTGCTCCAGTTGTAACGGTTCGTCCGCGGATCGTTGACAAGGAAGTAAGTATCCAGGCAAACGCAATGCGTCGCGCCGCGCGGGAACCCCTCGTTTCCGTCCGTGTCGGGGTCGATGCGCTCGACAGTTCCCGTCTCGAAGGTGAGCGTCCAGCCTTCGGCGCCGTCGACGACGAGCAGAATCTGCCCATTTTCGCAAAACCGAACAGGCCCCGTGAACGTGGTCAAGTCGAAGACGTGCGACATCGTCCAGTTCGCCAGAATCTCGAAGACGCCCTGGCCGAACGCGCCGAACACGCGGCCGTTCGAAGCCGTGAACATCCCGCGGCACGCCGCGGAATTCGTCGCCTCGATCTTCCTGCGAAGGCCTGGAATCCGGATGTAAAATTCCTGCGCCTTCGCCGTCTCGGATCCAGCACGCTCGAGATACAGGTTCTCGCAGCGCTCGCGACCGACGGACGTCCACGGGGACGCGTATGGCGTGGAACCGAGCGGGATCGCCTGTAGCGGCATTAGACCGCCCTCCCTCTCCATGCGAGGTAGCCGTCGTTGCCGTGTCCGTTCCCGACATCCGGGAAATCGGAATGGATCGCGTCGAAGCGCATCATCTGGTTCCGGCGCTTGATGCCAGAAAGTGACGTGTTCGCGATGAAGCGAATCTCGTCGAGCGCGGCCGGGTTCGCGTCGGCGCTCGGAGGCATGAACGGCATGAGACGCTTCGCGAGATTGTAGACAAGCGCCTCTTGGTATTCGTTCGGGAGGTCGATTTCCCCTTGAGCGTTGGGAATCGTCGGAATGTCAGCATTCCCGACGACGCGGATCAAGTAGCCGGACGGCGCTGCGGGGAACAGGTGCAGGCGGGACTGCCCCTGTTGGAAATCCCAGAACGCCGTGGAGGGGATTCCCTGGATCGTCTTCGGCATCGCGAGCGCCCAATCGGCGAGCGTCCGGAGGGTTCCAGTAGCCCAAACGACGACGCCCCCGGGTTGCTCGATCGAGACCTGCCGAATGTCCTTCGGCGCGGTCGCGAAATCAGGCGTGGGGACGTCATCGCTCGATCCGAGGACGTAGGTCGTCGAACCATTGGAGGGACAAGTCTTGTCGTACTGCGCCGGGGAATAGATGCTCTTCGTCGACCATTCGAGGAGCATCCCGTTCAGGGTTCGAACGGCCAGCGCCGACGCTTCCGCCTCCGGCGCTTCGCCAAAGGACACGAATCCAACAAGGGCGAGAGCATCGGTTAGAATCGGAAGCGCCTTCACAGTTATTCCCCGGTCTGGAGTGCGGCGACGCGCTCGCGCAGCGTGCCGATCTTGGTGTTCGCGTGGACGTTGTGGCCGGCGTCGCGCAGGATCTGAGCCAGGCGCGCGTATTCGCTCGCTTCGTCTTCTCCTCCGGCCGCGGCCGTTCCGTTGCCGTTCACGTTCGCGGGAGGGGCGCCGGCGCCTTCGGTGGAGGCCTGCGCGGCCGCGTCGCGGCGCTTGATCTGGTCCTCGATCGCTCGGTGGGTTCCTTCATCCTGGACGAGGACTTCCTTCCCGTCGACCTGGATCCATTTCGGATAGCCGCGGTATTCGTATTCCTCGCGAATCTCGTCGGCCGGCTGGAACCGGCCCTTCGGCGCGGCGAGCTTGCAGAACGATTCGAGGCTCGAGCGGTTGCCGGTGTGCTTTCGCTGCGTGGCGAGGTAGTGGTTCAGGTCGAAGGGCTGCTCGGCGCTTGCGTCTACGGTGTGCATCGGTTTTCCCTTGGTCATTGGAAAGAGGGACGCCGACAGATTCCGTCGGCGTGGTGGAAGTAGGGGCGCCCCATTTCAGGGCGCCCCCGTTGTTGGATCAGTGGACGAGGACCACGCCTTCGGGCATACCGACGACGAAGCCGACCATCGCCTGAATTTCCCAGATGTAGGAGTAGTTGAAGGGGTCGGCGCTCATGATGAACATCACGTTGATGCCGTCGACCTTCTGGTTCTTGTGCTCGATCTTGTCCGGGATCGAAATCACGGGCGAGACGCCGAGGACGGCGTTCCCGTCGAAGACGAGCGCGGGGTTCGCGTTCGCGACGTTGTTCACGACCGTGATCAGGGCGTCATCGGCCGGGAGCGCCGAAACGGACTGGTAGCCGTTCGTCGAATCGCCGGAACCGTTGAGGGGTCCGATCAGGGGGTCGACGAGCGTCAGCGTCGCGTTGCCCGAACCGTCCGCGGTCACAGTGGAGACGACGCGGAAGATCGCCTGAGTCCCGAAGTCGACGAAGGTGTCGGGAACGACCCAATCGACGCCGGCGATCTTGATAAGCGTCCCCGCGGGAATCACGGCGCCAGCGGTCCAGCCGTCCGTGACGAGCGACCATGTCGAGGTCCAGACCACGCCGGCGGACTGTCCCGCGCCGTTGACGCGAGGAGTTCCGACGGACGCGATCGTGACGCGGTCGCCAGGGAGGAGCGGGGTCTGCGCGAAGTTCAGGTTGGCGAACTGTCCGAGTCCGCCGGTCCGGAAGATGCGCGAGACCTCTTCGGTCGGATTGAAGAGCTTCCTGGTCGCGCCGTTCAGGGCGACGGCCTGGTCGCTGGTGACGAGCGCGACGCGCTTCCCGTCGTCCTCGAGTCCGCGGCTGTTCATGAGCGCCGCGGCCTTCGCGAAGTTGTCGAGGAGGGTGTCGCCGGTCGCGGGGGTGCCCGGGTTGCCGATCGTCTGGCCGGTGCCGGCCATCGCGATTCCCGCCGCGTAGGACTCGATCTGTCGACGAAGGGACACCACGTCCTGTTCGACCTGGCGCGACAGGACCTGTTCCTCGGAGAGGGCCAGAGTCATGTCCGAGGACGAAACGACGATGCGCTTCGCGAACTTCTTCGCGACGACCAGCTGGACGACGGGCTCGGTGTAGCTGCCGTAAGTCGGCGCCGAACCGACCGCGGGGACGCTTCCGATCGCGGCCGAATTGGTCTCGAAGGTGGTGGACTTGGAGGGCCTGCGGTACGTGAACGCGCCGCCGACGTTCTCGGAGGGCTTGAAGTCCTCCGACTTGAAGTTGACCTCGGAAAGGAACTTTCCGGCCTGCCGGAACTTGTAGAAGACCTTGTTCGCGATCCGGTTCTGCTGCCGAATGGTATTCGCCATGATTGGCTCCTGGTGTTGACGTTGAAGCGAGAAAGGCGCGGGGTGTCCCGCTGCTGCCCTGCGTTCGCTTCCTCGGTGAGGGCTCCACCCAGGAGACGCCGGAAATCCGGCCTCGACGAACCCGCGTCGGTCGGGGACTTGTGCACCTCGAGGTCGTCGGGCTCGAGGGACGCCGGCGCACCGGCCTCGACGCTGCGCGTCGGATCAGGTTCGAGGCGCCGGGTTCCCCCGCACGCCTCGAACCTTCGGAGAATCTACTTCCTCGACGGCGTCAACGGCGACGCGCTTTCCTGTCCTGTTCTTCGGCGTAGGCCTCGAAGTCGTCCCCGTCGAGCAGGCTTGCAGGCCTGGAACCGCTTCCCCCGAGGTCGACAGGGGCGCGCGGCTGCGGACGCGGGGGCGTCGCCGGCATTCCTGCGACGAACTGCCCGGACGTGTTCCGCGCCGGCTGGACGCCCTGCGGCGCGCCTTGCGGCGCCATGAGCGAGGGGCCCGCGGCCTGCTGCTGCTGCTGCCCGGCCCCTGCAGGCGTCCCGGATTCGGCGCCCTGCTGGTTCTGGTACTGCGCCAGTAGGCCTTCCAGGTGCCCGACCAGGCGAAGGGATCCCGCCACGTCGCCGGACATCACGCTGGCCAGGAGGTCGTCGCGGTGCGCGATCGCGTACATCACCAGCGGATCGGCCTCGAGTAGAGCGATCTGGACCTTCGGGGGAATCCTTCCGGCGATGTCCGGGTGGGACATTCCTTGAAGGGTTTCCATCGCGTCCGGAATCTCTTCGGCCATCTGCGCGGCCTTCCCCCAGAACGACGCGTTCACGGTGCGCGCGTGCTTCTCTTCGTCCTCCTGGAGACGTTCCTGCGCCTGGCGCGTGGCGTTCTCCTGCTCGATCCGCACGCGCTCCGCGTCGCGCCATTCGTCGCGCGCGTCGAGGTAGGCCTGACCGTCGAACTTCCCGGTTGCGGGATCGATGAAGTCCTCCTCGCGCGGTTTCGGCTTCGGCCCCGGTGCCGGCGCCTGCGCAGCGGCCGGCGCCTGCGCGCCATGGGTTCCAGCTGGCGCAGGCGTGCCGCCGACCAGCTGGCGAAGCCGAGCGTTTTCGGCCTCGAGCTCCGCGGCCCTGCGTGCGGCCTCCGAATTCCGCGCGGCTGCATTCGCGGCGAGGATCCGCTTCCAGGGGCGCCGATCTTCGCCCTTCCCCTGGCCCTGGTCGCCCTGCTGCACCTGGCCCTGCGCTTGGTCTCCCTGGCCCTGCGCCTGGCCCTGGTCGCCCTGGTCGCCCTGCGCGGCCCCCTGCTGTGCAGGAACGCGGGTCGACGTGCTTCCGGCATCATCGCCGCCGGCGTCCATCCTGGACGCGTAGGCCTCGAAGTCCTCGCCGGTGTCTTCGTTCCCGCCGGCGCTCGAGGAATCCGCGGGGGCGCTGTTCGTTGCGTTCTGGTCCATTAGATGCCCTCGGTCGTGACGGTGTGGTCAGGGATCGAGGGCGCGGGGTTGCTCGCCTGCGGGACCTCGAGGGGATCCGCGGCGCGGTTGCTCGCCTGCGGAACAGGTTCGGGCGCGCCGTTGGCATCGGGAGGGGGAAGGCGATCCGTGTCGGCGACCAGTCCCGCGCGAGGATGCACGGGGCGGACGGCGCCGGCCGCGGGGAGCTTCGCGAGACGTTCGCGCGTCCCGTCGATCATGTCGGCAAGCTGGCGCATCGTGCGGGAGTCCCCCTTCACGGTCAAGGACTCGAGCGTCGCAAGGACGCTTCGGAAATAAGTCTGGTCGTTCATCCGTTTCTCCAATCCGGGAAGGTGTGGTCGAAAGGTCCGCGGGGGCCCGGAACGCCCCGCAGTCCGTGGTTGTGGAAGTCCGTCAGAATCCGGTGGCCGGCGCGCTGTCCCTCGAGTTCCTGCGCGTTCTCGCCGCGTTCGTGCTCGAGCAGTAGGGCGCGGCGCGTCTCTTCCTGCGCAAGCAGCTGGTCGTTCCGGGCGCGGATCCGCTCGATCTCGAGCTTCGCCGCGTTGTCCCGGTCCTGGATCGCGCCGCGGGTCGCGAGCGCCTGTTGCGATTCCTTGAGCGCCTGCGCCAGTTGCCCCAGCTGCGACTGCAGGTTCTGGACCATCGCGCCAGACTGTTGCGCCTGGTTCAGAAGCTGCGCCAGCTGCGCGCCCTTGTCGCCCTTCTGCGCGAGCATCGCCTGGACGTTCGGGGGCGCCATGAGCGCGAGAATCTGGTTCACGTCCTCGGATTCGGGGATCGCGATCCGGCGAAGGATCAGCGGCAAGAGGACCGGCGCCAGGGACGGCACGCGCTCGCAGAGTCCGGTGATCAGGTCTTGAATCTGTTCCAGCTGCGAACCGTAGGCCGGACCGACCGACACGGCGACCCCGTAGGATTCGCCCTCGAGGTCGACGTTCTCGACGCCCTCTTCCTCGACGGTCGTCGGACCGAACGAAACCCGGGCGATGCTGCGGCCGTCCTCGAGCAGGACCGGACGGATTTCGTCGTCGTTCTCGTAGACGCGCAGGACGTCCAGGTAGACCCGGCCGTCGTGCTCGATCGCGGCATGAAGCGCGTCGACGTAGTGGAACGACGAGACCGCGGCCTGTGCCTGCTGGAACTTGACGGACTTCCCTGAAACCGGATCGAGGACGGGCCCGGTCGTCGGCGAAACGCCGGTGACTTCCACCATGCTTTGCCGGTGAGACTGCGACAGGGACAGGAAGCGAGAGGACAAATCGGGGGGCGCGAATTCGCGCATTTTCTCCAAGTCCTTGACGGGAAGGAACGGCATCATCGTGAGGTGCGCGGTCTTCCATTTCTCTTCGTATCCCTCGACGGCGTCGGGTTCGCCGACCCACTTCGTCTTCGGTGTCACGACGATGTCCGAAATCCATTCGTTTTCGGCATAGTTGACGGCGATCTGGTCCGGCTTCGCGAACCGAACGATGCTGGTGTAGTGCCGGACGCCGTCCTCGGAAAGCTCGAAATCGCCGACCACGAAGGAATAGGGGAGCTCGCGCATTTCGAAGCGCTCGACGGTCTCGATCGTCGCGACGTCCTGCGATCCGACCACGGCGCCGAAGTCGTCGAGCACGGCGACGGATTCCGTCACGGTGCGCGCCAGGACCTCGTCGTCGGTAGCGACGCATCGGCAAACCTTCCCCGTGTCCTCGTCGAGATACCACGCCTCGAGAACCGAAACCATCTCGTCGGCGTCGTCGCCGAACTTGAAGCCCAGGTCCTCGCCGGCTTCCTGCTTCGCGCGGTAGTTCTCCGCGAGGCGGGAAGCGTCGTAGATGCTCGCCAGCTTCGCGCGGTGCATCCGGTGTTCGTGCACGATCCAGCGCGCGTCGGAAAAATCGGGTTCCTGGCTCGAGGAATCAGGGTAGACCGTCGTCGGGTCCAGGATCGTTTCCGTCACGGGGCGGATCTTCCCGCGGACGTTCTTCGGGATCGTTCTCCAGACACCGACGCCTCCAATCGATGCGCATTGCAGAGCGTAGAGGCGCGCCCGGCTGGCGCGACATTCCTTCTCGAGAATCCGGATTCTCGCCGCGGTCCGGCTTGCCTTGTCGGTGTTCGCGCCCCCTCCGAGTGGAAGGATCAGGATCGCCGGGGGGGCTTGCTTGACGGCGTTCACGACGGGGTGGATCAGGCCGGGCAAGCGGTTGAACACGACGGACTGGCGCCCCCCGTTCAGGCGGGTCTGTTCCTTCCCTTCCCATTGGTCCCCCGCGTGGAACTTGCGATCGCTCCAGTATTCGCGGAAGACGTCCCCCATCATTCCGGCGGACCGCTTTTTCATGTCCTGGATCTGTTGAACTTCCACGGGTAGCCCCTTTTCCTAGATGATCGATGGAACCGACATAGCGAAATTACTTCCGGGAATACGCTTCCGCGGGGGATCGAGCAGGTTCCAGTAGCGAAACGCGTCCGCGCCGTTCGAATTCGTGTCGTGCAGCGGTTCGCGGTATGTGTTCGTCGTGCGGTCGTGCCGGCGCCGGTATCGCTTCAAACGCTCCAGGAGCTCGCCGGCGCCCTCCGGATCGATCCAGACCTCGCCGAACGCGGCGCGGACGATGTCGATCTGGTCTTCCAATCCGATCGGGTTGTCGTCTTCGTCCCTTCCGACGACGACCACGTCCGCGTTCGGGAAAGCGTCTTTCATCCGGTTGAAAACGGACTTTTTCGAGAGGATCGAGCGACTTCGCGCGTCGTGCGGGAGGACGATCCGATCGATCCGGAACCCGCTCGCCTTCATGTTGTCGATGTAGTGCGGGATGTCCTCGCCGTTGTTCTCGTAGTAGCGCAGAATCCGACGCTCCCTGCGGACGTGCTGCCCATAGACGAGCGATGTCTGGTCGCCGAACCCGAGGTCGAGAGCGACGACCATGTCGGCCGCGCGATCGTATGGAAGGCGAACCACGCGCCCTTCGAGCTTCATCGCGGCCAGCTGCTGCTCGTAGATCGCGCCGACGACCGACGGACGACATTCGCCGCCCCAAACCCAGGCCGCGTCGGCCGGGTTGTCGTGGTAGGCGCGATTCCGCTCGATCCAGGCTTCACGCGATGCGAAGGGGTTGTCCTCGATCCCGATCTTCACGACGCACGCTTCCGGGTCGCCGTCGACCACGAAGCGCTTGTGGACCGGGTCCGTCTCGAGTTCCGGGTTCCACGTGAAGAGGATCCGCGACCCCGGTTTGCGGATCGTCGGAATGAACTTTTTCAGCGCGGAATCGGGGATCGTGTTCGCCTCTTCGAGCCAGGCGAGGTCGACGCCCTCGAGTGACTTCAAGTGTTCCGCGGTGTGAGACTGCAGGCCCCCGTAGAAGATTTGGGTTCCGTTCGCCCCGCGGATTTCCGTATCCAGAACCCGGTAGAAGTTGGACAAACCGAGGAACGCGATCTTGTCCGCGATCAGCTGGTGGACGGATTCGCGGATCGATTTTTGAATGTGACGGCCGCAAAAAACGCGCATCGGTTCCAGCGATCCCGCGACGGCGATGTAGCCGGCGACGGTGTGCGACTTCATCCCGACGCGGCCCCCGTAAGCGCAGCCGAAGCGACTATCCCCGAAGAGGACCGGGCGCAGCTTTTCGGGGACGTAGAGGGTCCCCGGTTCCGGTGTGAGCGGGACCGGGATCAGGTCGCCAGGCCTGGCGATTCGACGCAGGTCGTCGGACTGTCCGAATCGCAGGCCGGGCGCGGTCATCGGAGAGCGTGCACCACGGCGCGGAACAGGTAGTCCTTCGCCTGCTGTTCGCGGGGAAGCTGGTCGAAGGGGACCAGGCACGGGTGCGTCTTCGCTTCCGGGTCCTTCGTCTGTCCGTAGGTCCAGCCGTCGGCGATCTTCTGCGCCATCCATGAAGCGTGCGACGCCTCCGGACCGTGTTCGCCGTCCGCGTGCAGGTTCACGCCGAGCATGGCGCTGTCCCGCTGCCATCCTGGCGCCTCTTCGAAGGACGGCTGGGAATCGTCGCCGAGGAACTGGCAGTAGGCGCGGTTGACTTCGTGCGCGACGCGCGCGATCGAAAGGCGGCGCCCGGCTTCGCGGTGCAGGCGCTCGCGCAGGAAGTACCCTTCGAGCGGCCAGAGCTTGTCAAACGCGTTCGCGCGTGCGATCTGCCGGCCGATTCCCTCGTCGTAGTTCGCGGGATCGGCACAGGCGCTTTCCCCCGTGACGGTGAAACCGTTCTCCATCGTGAGGACGCAAACCGTCAAGACGTCCGTCAAGCGGTGGAAGTCCTGGCGGACGATCTTCGCCTCGAGCGCTTCGGCCGTGACGCGGGGCCCGGTCTTCCCCTTCGCACGGATTTCCTTTTCGATCGGGTCGAGTTCGTCGTCCAGCTGCTGCGCGCCGATCTCGAAGGCCTTCCAGGCCGTTTCGGCGTCGGCGCCGTCGTTCAGCTGTCCGCGGAAATTCGTTTCGAAGATGTCCGCGGGGATCCAGGCTTTCCCCCCGTCGCCGGCCTGGACGGCGTACCCCTGCGCGGTCGCCTCGATCGATTCGGCGCCCTGTCCGAGAGGATAGCCCCCTTCGGACGTCTCGAATTCGCCGCGGGTCATCGGGACGGCGTCGACGACCTGGATCCCGACGTAGCGCGTCGGCTTGGTGGTGTGCATGGTGTTCTCCTCTTCTGCTGTTCTGGCGCCGTTCATCGTTCGGCCGCGCCTGCGCCGTTGAACTCGTTGAGCTTGCCGGCGAAGACGCGCAGGCGGACGACCTGGTCGTCGACGGCTTTCCGCGCGTGCCGGCGCCCGGCCTCTTCGTCGAAGGCCTTCGGGTCCGATGGCGTGCTCTGTCCGACCAGGGAAAACCCGCAGGCGAGGGTGCGGACGCAAACCGTCACGCCCCCCGGGGACAGGTGGAACACTTCGGACTTCGAGGCGAGCGGGTCGGGTTTCGTGGTCATCGGGACCTCACAGGAAAAGGGGAACAGGGACGAAGATAGCCGGAACGCCCGGACTTGCGCCGGCGCCGTGGTCGACGGTCGTCGCGTAGACAACCCCGGCCGGCGCGACGACGGCGAACCCGACGACGGCCTCGAGGGGGACGACGGAGGTCGCAGCCGGGACACTGGCGCCCTGAACTGGTCGAAGGATCCCGCGTTCGTCGGGCTCGACCTTGATCCTCGCGACGCGGTTCTGATCGATAGAAAACGGGACGCCTCCGCCCTCTCCTGGTCGGTCGCGGCCGATCATGCCCAGGGCTCCATGTCAAGACCGACCAGGAAGCGCAGGACGTTCTCGAGGGCCCAAACGACGCGCGTCCATGTCCCCAGCAGGATGACGCCGGCGACGACGCCCCAATAGATCCCGAAGGTCGAAATGAAGTAGACGAACGCGAGGCCAAGGAGCGCCAGGCGCAGCAGGTACAGGAGCGCGGAAATCATGGGCGCCCCGCTTCCCGCTGCGCTGCTGCTGCTGCGATGATCGCGATCGCATCGGTCGCGATGTACTCGCGCCGACATTCGTCGCAAATCGTCCGGCGCCAGGTCAGGTCGCGCTCGCGATCGGGCCCGGTCGCCGG